TGAGGTAGCCGGTAATGCTCTTGGTGTTCTAGGTGACTTGTTTCAGGGCGCTGGTGAACGTAGAGCGGCTCGACAATCTTCGCAGGTTCGGCAGACATTTCTTGACAACCTAGAGTCTGCCCGTAGTCTGGTTAATGAGGGTCGGATCAATCAGGCTCAGATTGAAGTAGGTCAGGCGGTAAGTGCTTTCGTAGGTGCGAACGGCCAGTTTGACGCAGAACTACGTGCTGCAGCCTCCTCAATCTCAGGTCTTCCAGAGGATAGCTTTGGTGTGTCTCCTCAGGCTATTATGGCTGAGGCTGAGAATCAACGTAGAGCAGCCCTTATTCAGGACGATACCTTTAACGCCTACCTCCAACTTGAAACTAACTCTAATCCTACTGTAAGTGGCGAGGAGTTGTTTGGTCTTGCTGAGGCCCGTTACAATCAAGCTAATGCAGACGCTCAACTTCTCATTGAAGCACAGACTACAGGTCAACTTAACTTTGAGGCTGAGGGTCGTGCTGCTATCAACCGTACACTAGACGACTTTACTCAGGTTCATTTGGGTGCACTTGCAGATGCAATCTTTAATGGTGTTCCTACTGATCCTAGAGAAATATTTAATGTTCGTACTAGATTTTCTCAACTGCAATCTAATCTTAATGCTACCTTAGCTAATGTCAGTGATGATCAACGCGCAGAGGTTACTGCCCGTTTTGAAAACGTCACAAGCATTATAGACAACCTTGACGGTGTTCTCTCCACAGAGGGTCAGGCAGAGCGTCTTAATGGTTTTGTTATGCAGCTTATGTCGTCCCGTGATCTTACAGACTACACCACCTCTGAGCTTTTGGGTGCGGTTCTGGCAAGCAATGATCTTACCTCCTTCATCATGGGTGGCCAAGAACCTGTAATGTTCTTCAACAGCCCTGCAGGACGCCAGTTTACCAATGACGTTATGAACCGTCTTGAGATTAGCTTCAATGACACTGTCCGTACGGAAGCCTATGCTGCACTGCCAACACAGGCAGACGGTACAGTCAACCGTAACGGTCTTATCACATCCAGTGACTTGCCTGACTCTGTCAGACAGGACGTTGAGGGTATCCCAGACGACAGACTTGTTAGCTCTATCCTTGTTGATGGTATGTTGTTAAGTGATGTCACCGGTCAGGCCGTTACCTCTGCACAACAGGCAGATCGTTTGACTGCGTCTACCTACCGTTTGGGTGCATTTATGTTGTCTACTCAGGGCCGTCCCCTCTCGCCTGCACTGATCCGTCAGTTAGGTTTGACGGAGGGTCTGAACGACAGACTGTCTACTGTTGAGGCTTTGGGTCTGGACGATGAGGGTGAGGCTTCTGCACGTATCACTCTTCGTTCTGGTATCAGCACACAGATCTCCTCTCAACAAAACTACGTCAGAAGACTTGAGGACACTGCGGCTGAGACAGGCCTACGTTGGAACGCTGAGACTGGTGAATACGAGATTACCAGTCAAGACTTCATCAGAGGTTTCGCTGAGTCTGTTGGTATGAACCCTAGCATGATGATGGAGAACGGTGTTGTTCGTCTTCGTGCTGATACAACACGTGATGAAGGGTGGCGTAGTCAGCTACGTCAACGTGTTGGTAGACTTGACGAGGCCTTTGCAGGCCGTGAAGCGTTGGGCCTGCTGCAGGGTGCCTTCGACTCTCTCCGTGTAGAGATGTCTGAAGATCAGGCAGTAGCAGCCGACACTGTGTCTGCACTTCAGAATACACCAATAGGTGCAGGCTCTGAGCCGATCAGGTTTATTGACCGTCTAGCTATGGCTGAGAGTAGCGGCAACCCACAGGCACAGATTACTATCGGTGACGGTAGAGTCTTCGTAGGTTTGCTACAGTTTGGTGAGGCTAGACTACAGGACTACAAAAACGCTACCGGTGAACAGTTCACACAGGAAGAGTTCCAGAATGATCCTGAGCTACAGAGACGTGTAAACGAGTGGCATATCGGTGACATTGACCGTGCTATCGACAGATTAGGCGGTGCTGCGGCAGGTTATAGCAGAGACGGTCTTCGTTCTGTAGCCCACTTAGGCGGTATCGCCGGTATGCGCCGTTTCGTAGAGAGCGGTGGTGAATACAATCCTTCTGATGAATTGGGAACTAGCCTGCAGTCTTACTATGATAGGTTCAGTGGTCAGGGCGAGATCCGTCAAGAGACCCTACCCCCTGCAGGTGAGTCAACAGATACTGGACGTATCGTTACTCAGCCAACAATTAACGTACCTCAGGCTCAGATAGAGACCCCAGTCCTTGACGAAATTCAGGTACCCCAGACACAGCCTGTACTAGAGCAGCCTCAAGAGGTTCAGTCACAGGAGGCTGATACCCCTTCTGCGGCTCCGGTAACGCAAGGACAGAACGAGGAGATTGCCCGTAGCCTACGTGAGATAGCACAGGGTATCACATCGGTATCTGGTGAAGGTTCTAGCGTAGCTGAGAGGGCCTCTGATGTAGCCACTCGTGTAGAGAACGGTGAACAGATTGACTTCGAAGAGGTCAACCGCCTTATCTCTGATGCACTGCAGCTTCCTCCGTCTGAGACTAAGGATGATATCGTCAACATGCTGTACCGTACAGCCTTACGGATGCGAGGACAGTGATGTGGCTATTCAATCTGATTGTTGGCTCTCGTCTCAAGCGCCTTGCGGTAAGTGTCTTAGCTGTATTAGCCACCGTCTTTGGTTTGATTCAGTATGGCAGGATGACAGAGAAGACGAAGCAGAAGACACAGGAACTGAAAGAGTACAGGAAGACGAGGGAGCGTATAGACGATGCGGAGCGTAGTCCTGATCGGGATGCTGCTCTTGAGCGGATGCGTAAAAACAATCAACTCCGCTGAGGCTATCTGCAGTATTCCCTTACCCACTGTATCAGGGGATGATACAACACAAACCATAGTCGAAGTAGACTACTTCTCAGAACAATTCAGGAGGGCTTGTAATGCCTAGAAATAATAACGGTGGACGGAGAGGGCTTAACACCCCTTCTGTAAGTGGTAGAGAGTACTACCGTAGAAATACTACAAGAGGTCAACGTGCTGCTAACGCAGCCACTAGAGTTGGACTGACTGCTTTTGGAGGTCTTATTGGCGCTGCATCCTCTAATGATGCAGGTGTAGGAATTGTACAGGGTGCACGACGAGTGGCAAGAGACTTTAATAGATCTTTTGGTCCAGAGCGTCGAGGCCGCAGGATGCAGGGAAGGGCAGCAGCAGAACGTCTTCGTAGTCAAGGCCCACGCCGTAGAGGACCGCGTAGATAAATGGCTAAGCGTCTCGACAAGTCGAAGATGAAATGCAACAGCCCTAAGTCTACACCAGACCACCCTACTAAGTCTCATGTAGTCAAGGCCTGCGAGGGTGGTAAAGAGAAGATTATTCGCTTCGGTCAACAGGGAGTTAAGGGTAGTCCAAAAGGTTCTGCCCGTAACAAAGCCTTCAAGGCCCGTCATGCTAAGAACATCAAGAAGGGTAAGATGTCTGCGGCATACTGGGCAGATAAGGTGAAGTGGTAATGCCTGTACGTAAAGTAAAGGGTGGTTATCAGTGGGGTACTTCCGGTAAGGTCTACCCAACCAAAGAGCAGGCAGAGCGTCAAGGCCGTGCTATTCACGCATCAGGCTACAAGAAAGGAAATAAGAAATGAAAAGACCTACCCCCCGTCCAAGAAGATCAATGGCTCCAAGACGGTCCCCTACCCCTACTCCTCGTCCTCGTAATGCACAGGCCATCATGGCAGGTCAGCGTGGTAACCGTGCAGCACAACGTAGGGCGGAACAGGATGGACCGCTACGGAGGCAGTAATGGCTAGAGGTTTGTACGCAAACATTCACGCAAAGCGTAAGCGTATTGCTAGAGGCAGTGGAGAGCGTATGCGAAGGGCTGGTGAAAAAGGCAGGCCTACCGCAAGAGCTTTTAGACAGGCAGCTAAGACTGCAAAGAGAAGGGGCCGTTAAGGCCCCTTTACTTATTCTAACTATGTTGCTTGGTCTAGTATGTCTATCTCAAGACACGTAACACCTGCGACATAGGCATCTGGCATCTGTTCTGCTAGACTTGGTAACCCCTGTGTCAGCATATCAATAATGCAGACTTCTTCAGTCTCTACGGCAGGGCCGTTGAATGCGCCACACCGATCAGGATCGGTTACCAGACACATCACTACTATTGGGACAAACATTATCCTCCCTCCATCTCTGTGATTAGACGATTGAGGTACCACTGGGCCTTACGGAGGTCTTCGATAGGTTTGTTCTTGTAGCGGTAACGGTGCAGATACTTCTTACAGTTACCCTCTAGGTAGCCCATGAACATCAACTGATCCATGTTATCTTTCATGTAGTCAATGCACTCAATAGAGCCGTTTCCATAGTGAGGTGGCTTATTTACTACGTCCTCTGTCATAGTTTCTCCTTAACGAAAGTCTCTACCCACATCTTAGTCATGTCACTGCGGATGATGTCGTCTACACCAAACTCCACAACGGGTACAGGCAACATATGTTTCTTGACTAGATGTACAACCTTGCTCAAACCATCAGCCTCCTTGAGATCTGACTGCATGATGTCGCCATTAAGAACGAGCTTAGTGTTTTGACCCACTCTTGTCAAGAGCATCTTTAACTCATGGAAGGTAATGTTCTGAGCCTCGTCACAGATTACAAAGGCATTGTTGAATGACCGGCCACGCATCAGGGCTAGTGGTGCCATCTCAATGTTACCGTTCTTGATACCGGTTTCGACTACGCCCTTACCTAACTGCTCCTCTAGCACGTCAATGACTGGCATTGCCCAAGGGCGGGTCTTCTCTTCAAGATCACCCTTGAGGTAGCCTAAGTCCTTACCTACAGACACATGTGGTCTGGTGATAACGATCTTGTTTATCTCCTTAGTATGGTAGAGACTAGCTGCGTAACTAGAGACTACATAGGTCTTGCCGGTACCGGAGGGGCCGAAGACAATAATCTGACTAGCCTCTGTCAGTGCGTTAATGTACTCCTTCTGCTTGTCGTTCTTAGGCAACAACGTAAGAGACTTCTTGTCCTCGTCATGTTTAGTCTTTACTCTTCGTGTACGTTTCTTAGGCTGCTGCTGCATAGCTCACATCTTTAAGTTGGCTGATTGGTAGATTGTAGGCATCGTTCCGGAAGGTGAACCCGTTAGATGGGTCTGTAGTCCCCTTCTTAAAGTGTGTGCAGTCCTTGTAGTAGGCATCACGCTCATAGAGACCTAAGAACCACCCAACATGAAGGTCATTGTGGACACGGACAAAGGCGTAGAGGTCACACTTCTGTTGGTAGTAGGTTGTGATAGAACACTCGTAGTGGGGTAGCGGCTTAACAGATGTACGCTTAGTCTTTACGTCAACAGTCCTGCCGTCAGGAAGAACTAGATCAAAGTCGATGTTCTTCTCCTCGTTTGCGGAGGTACCGTTCAGCACAGCATTGGCAATCTCCTCACCAACAAAGCCTGCTAAGTTACCCTGACCACGTGTCATGGACCTCTTGAGTTGCCCCATAGCTGCAGCTTTGTCTCTTGCTCTGACAAGCATATCACCAGTTACTTCGACTTCAATCATGTTACTTCCTTTGTTGTTTGGTCCGCACGGGAGGATTCGAACCCCCAACCTGCCGATTAGAAGTCGGCTGCTCTATCCGTTGAGCTACGTGCGGAACCGATTTAAGTCAGGTCTACTACCTCACACACCTCACCGGTGCAGGCATAGGTCTGACTTGACTTAGTGGTGTCTTCCTTTTCATACTCTGAAAGTTTAGACCAGTCAATCTTTTTCGGCATCAAACTTAGAAGTTGTTCATAGTCAGACTTACCTACTTCCTGATATGGAGCCTGCTGATATGTATGCTCGTTATACGGCAGGAAGGATACACCTGACATCTCGTCAAAGTGTTTGTACACGA